ATATCTATTATTATTAATACTATTGCTATTGATATTTCATTTTTACCAATTACAATACCTAAACTAAATCTGTCTGTGTAGTTTGTTTCTATTCTCATCTTATTAAATTTTAATGTTTTTATTCATTCTATAAACTGCTTGTAATCTTTCTATAATTATTTCTTGGTGTTCTTTACCTTCTGTTTCTAATAATAGTGTTTCTATATTGTTTACTATGTTGTAATTGTTTCTTGGTTTTTGTAGGTTAGTAATCGTTTCTTGCAAGTTTGCTATTTCATCAGTTAGTTTCATTACATCTATTTGTAGACTTTGTATTAATTCATCTTTAGTCATATCTAATATATCTGGTGTTGCATAATTTAATCTTTGCATTATTTGTTTCCTGAATAACTTTAGTGTTGGATTAAACTGCTCAAACATATCATAGTTTTTTAATGAATGTAGAACTGTTGCGTGGTCTTTTCCTACTGATGCGCCAATAGACTTTAATGACTTCTTTTTATCTATTTGTTTTAATACTTTATAATAGATTGCACGTGCTTCTATTGTTTCTCTTTTACGTGTTACTTCATTTATATCTACACCTGTAATTTCTTGTATTGCTTTTTTCAGTTCTAATGTTATTTGCGTTTCCATCTAATTTTTATCTTTTGTTTTTTACTTTGTTTTATTAGTTGTGTTAAAATATTGAATGATACTATTTCTACTGCTAAATGTATTCCTTGACATTCTTCAAATAGTTCTGCTGCTTCATACTCTTTTAATATTAATCTTAAATGTGCAATAGAAGTTCCTTGCTCTATTTCATATAAGGTAATATTATAATGTTCTGTTGCTATATCATTCATTAGAATAGCTTTTGTTGTGCTACGTGGTTTTGTATTCTTTGTATTGCTTTATCGTAATACTCTTTGTCAAGTTCACAAGCTGTTAATTCATATTTATAATCGTGTGCTGCTATTGCTATTGAACCTGAACCTAAATGTGTATCAAGTATTTTATCACCTTCTTTAGCATATTTATCTAATATCCATTTATAAAGTTGTACAGGTTTTTGTGTTGGATGTAATCTACTTCCATTGTTATTGGCATCTGCTAATGCTTCACCTCTTGAAAAATCAAAAATTCTTAAAGCTTTTTCTGTTTCAGAATACCAAGCTAACTCACCATCTGCTAAACTAAATTCTCTTTGCTTCTTATTCCAAATTATAAAAGAATTGCTATAATTCCAAATAAATGGAAAATAATTACCACCCCATATAATTTGTCTTTTACTTATTCTAAATAATTCTATAAAATATTCATCTATTGGTATTTCATTATCCCATTCAGTTTCTTTATATACTTTCCAACCTCTACCACTTTTTGATTTACCATTTGCTTCTATTCTTCTTTTACCTGCTTCATTTTGTTTTTTATCAGCATTTATTCCATAAGGCGGGTCTACAATAGCTAAATCAAAATAGTTATCTGGATACCTTGCCATCAATAACATATTATCTTCGTTTGTTATTGTTATTTTATCTGTTACTTTCATTATAGTACACCTCTTAAAACATATTGGTTTAAATCCATATCTTCTTCACCAAAGAAGTATTTATAGTTTGATATTGCTTGTTCTAACTTTGCTTCACCTTTAGCATAAAATTCATCACTACATTCAAAGATTGCTATATCTAAACTACCTTTATCTATTGCAACAAAAATAAAGTGGTCAACATCAAACATCTTTTTATAAAGATATGCTTGTAAATCGTAGCTATATTTATCAGCACTATATCTAAAGTCTTTAACACCTGTTGTTGTTTTTAAATCTATAATCATATTTGGCTTTAATATATCTGCTTTTGCTCTAAATGGAATGCCATCAATCATTTCAATAGCTGGTATTTCTGTTTGTGATTTACTCATTAAACTCATTACTTCATTGTTCTTTAATAAAGCATCAGTTAATCTTTCAGCATCATTGTATTCTTTTCTTGTGTATACTTCTAAACCTTGTTCTTTTGCTAATTTATATTCTTTTCCTGCTTTAGTTGCTACATCTACAATTACTAAATCATTTAACTTATGTGGTTCTAATATCATTGTGTGGAATAATTTACCATCACGTAATGCTTGGCTTTCATCTGAACCATATTGTGTAACATATTTATAAGTTTTAGGTGAAGATATAAGCATCTTTGCTGATGAACTACTCAAAGCATTTTTACCTAAATATCCATAATAGAAACTATCATCATACATATTATCTAATAGTTCTTGTTTATCCCATTGTTTGTTGTCAAATGTTGTTATCATATTATCTTATTTTAATGTTGTTTAATAATTCATAAGTGTTATCCATATCTAAAACTTCCCTGATTTGTTGTGCATACATATCTGATGCATTCCATTCGTTAATTAAATCTTGCTTAATTGAATTAAGTAAATTTATTTGATATATATTATCTTCACTTTGTAAATCTAAAAGTATATCTAATTTTCTAATAATTTCTATTTTCATAATTTAAAATTTTATAATTGCTATTGTTAATAATACTAATGCTGCTACTATTGCACCAATTAAAATCCTTGTTGCTTGTTTTAATACAAAGTCTATTTCTTTTTTATCTTCTGATGTCATATTAAATAAGTTTTAAAATTAATACTGTACAAGTAAAAAATGTAATCCATAATAATAATGCTAATGCAAATTCTTTTAATAATGTTTTCATAATGTTTGTGTTTTTAATTGTTAATTGTTTAGCAAATATAAACAAGTTATTAATATAAAAGTGTTAATGAAATGTTAAAATTTAAAATAAAAAAGGATAGCTGTTAAACTATCCTAATTTTCAATTTGCAAATCGCAATTTGTGTTGTATTGCTCTTATCTTATCGTTTATCTTTTCATCATTTAAACCTTTTAAATATAATGAATTTCTTTTTTTAATTAAATAGTTTAAAGTGTATTCTAATTCTAATGCATCAAATGTTATTTGTTCTGTTCTATCCATTGTTCTTGTTCTTTTCTTAAATGTTGTAATTCTCTTTCTAAATAATCTATTGCTTTTTCCAAGTCTTTTATATGTGTGCCTTTGTGTTTTGCTCTTGCTACATACTTTATTACATTTCCTTCATTAAAGTTTAAATCATAATCTTTTATGAAGTCTATAACATCATAGTTCTTTTTGTTGTCGTAATGTATTGGTGTCATATTTTTTTCTTTTTTATAAATTTTTAATAATTCAGAAGTTGTATATTGATTTTCTTCATTACACCAAATGTGTATTCCATTTGTTTGTTCATTACATAAAATATAATGATTTCTTGCTATCCATTCAGCAAATTTTATATCAATATTATTTCTAACTTCATAATATTCACACCATTGTTTAATTGTAATTTCTTCTTTTTTCATTGTTTAAATCTTTTAGCGTGAAACTTATATAATTCCATTGTTTTTTTTAATCCTTCATATTCTGTAAATTCTGCATTTACATTGTTTTCTTTATAGTAAAATACTTCATTGTAATTGCTTATTTGATATTTTATAATATTATATCTGTTTGCATTTTTTGCTGGTTTAATAACATAAGCTAAATCATTTTTCCAACAAACTGACATAGCTTTTATATCTTCTTCAGTTGGTGAAAATTTAACTTCTTTAACTTTAGCCATCTATTCTTAAAAATTCTGCATCAGCATTTTCCATAAACCATTCTTTGTTTTCTTTGTATTTATCTACAACTGCATCAATCATTACTATTTCATCTATTGTTGATGTTTGCAGTTTAGTTATAATATTTTCTATTGACCTTAAAATGTTTGTAGTCATTTCTGGGTCTGTTTTATAAATGTTTGTGTATTCTAAAAACACTATTTGCTCAAGTTCTTTGTTTAGTCTATTAATTAAGTTCTTAATTGTTTGCCTGTATTGTGTTGTAAAAATTAAACTTTCATTAGCTTCAAGTAATAATTGTGCTAATAATACAGATTTTAAATACTCTAACTGAATTGGATTTTCTTTCATAATATTTATTTTTTAAATGTTTCGTTGTAGTATTGTTCTTTACTTAATGGATTAGCAAAATAAGCGTTATTAAATCCTTGTTGATAAGCATCAATAATCTGTTGCTTTTCCATTTCTTTTGCTTGTTTAATTGCAATTTGTTGTTGGTCAAAATCACCTTTTACTAATTCTTCTAATAACCATTCTACTGCTGTTTGTTTCATAATTGTTTTGCTTTTGTTATTTCTAAATAAGTTACTTCTTTATCTATTTTTTCTCTATTGTTAAAATATGTAGTAGCTGGATTTTTATTGTTTATTTCCCAATGTGGCTCAATCAAATGTAGATTAAAACTATAAACTCCTTTTGGTGTTGAATTAATATATATTGGTATATCTAAATGCTTTTCACATTCTTGCATCATAGCATCATATTTACTTTTTTCTAATAACAAAGTTTTATAATGCGTTTGTCTACATTTTAATTCAATTCTATGTGAAGTTGATGGACTGTAACAATCCCATCTACTCATTTGATTTTTAGCTTTAACTAAATCGGGATATATATTTTCCACTAAATAGTTAAATAAATCAATTTCTTTCCAGTTATTCATTTACTTCATAAGTATCATAAACTTTGCGTAAATCACTCATAATAGTTCTCCAGCAGCTTGAACAATTTGAACTATCTAATTTTGCATTAAATACGTTTAAATAAATATCTTTAATTGTGTGCTGCTGTTTTGGTGTTAATTGATTTACTCTATTGTCGTATAATACTTTTAAAAACAAATATTCTTCTTCTTTAAGACAATTTACGTTTCTTCTATATGGAATTAAATTGTTTAGTTTTTCTTTTCTTGCATCACATTTACAATCTATTCCTGTTGCTTTGCTAAATAATTCAACTACTGCTTTAATACCAGTTGCTTCTGTAATTTGTTCAATAGTGTCACCTAATCCTGTTGCTTTCTTTTTTCTTCCCATTAGTATATGTTGTTATAATCGTTACTTAAATAATCTTGATAATCTTTCATAAACTTTGTGTTTAATACTTCTTTGTAGTTTTTAATTGAATGAAATATAGAAATCAAACTAATACTTGTTTCTTTTGCAATATCACGCATACTCATATCAGTATCTCTATACAACTTAAACAGTTTCTTATCATACCAATGCCAGTTTTCAATTTCTTCATCAATCATTAAGCAAATATCATTGTATGCTTTGTGTTCATTTATGTTGCTTTCATCACTTAAATTAAACAAAGTATCTATTCCTATTTTATCTACTTTATTGCGTTTATTTAGATACTGAAAGCATAAACTTTTAATTGTAAAAAAAACATAACCTTTACGCACATTACCTTTTGCATCAATTATCTTATCAGCATCAGCATATTTCCACAAAGCAATATAAACTTCTTGTACTATATCTTCTGCATAATCATCTACTTTATAAAGGTTAGCAATTTTCACCCATTCTTTATGATGTTGAGCAACTTGTTCTAACCAATAGTTTGTAGACAATTCCATATTAATACATTTTAATTGTTATTTTACCAGTCTTTACATCTGATGCTTCTTTTACTTTAATCTTCAAATCTACTTCAGTTAATTCAGTATCTAATTTTAATATAGAATTAAAAGCATTTTGTATTTCATTCCAATTTGCTTTGTCATCAATTTCATTCAATTCATACAAATATTCTAATTTATTTTTCAAATCTTTGAAATAACTTATTAACATTGAATTATCTGAATTTAAAACTAACATTCTTGCAGCAGATGTTTGTAATTCTAAAATATGGTGTTTCATTGTATATTTCATCTTAAAATATATCTTTTAATGGGTCATAAAAAGCACCTTCAACTTGTGGTAATCCAAAGTTATTTACTTTAAAGTTAAAATCTTCAAATGGTGCATTTCTACTTCTTTTACAACTTACTTTAACTAATCCTTTATTAACTGTGTTTAACTCTAAACTGATTTGTGTTTCTGTTTTCTTTTCCAAGAATGAACCTAAATGACCTGTTGGCTTATCAGTTCCAAAATTACTATGTATAACTGTTACAATATGGCAATCTAATTCTTTTGTCCATTTCATTAGCTTTTGTACTACATTATTACTTTCTTCAATATTGTTTACATCACTACATAAATCAGCTATACCATCAATAATAACTAAACCTATGTCTTTTGCATCTAATCTGTCATAAAGATAATGTTCTATTATTTCTATTCTGTCATTAAAACTATATTGCCTTAAAGCTAATGTATGATATTTATCTATGTTCTTTAATCCAGCCATTTCTAATGGTCTTTTAAATACCATTTGTGCGTGAAAATTACCTTGTTCAGTATCAAAATGTATTAAGTGTTTATCATTTCTATTTGCTTTTAAATCACCACAAAATTGATGTAAATCTTCTGCTAAATATATTGCTGATAATAATGATACAAAAAATGTTTTTTTACTTTTTGGTGGTGCTTGCACAAAACTAAAGTTCCCATAAGTTCCAATAGGCACTGGAAATATTATTTCACCATCTTTGCTTTCATAACTTTTAAAACCAAATGATATTGCTGGTTTTGGATGTTCTACTTTTTCTAATGGATTTAATATAGCTTCATCAACTATAAATTCCATCATTAAACGTTTTTCTTGTTTTTGTTCTTTTGTCATTGTTTTTGTTAAAAAAAGGGTAGCTTTTACACTACCCAATTAAATTAAAATGGTAAGTCACTTTCAACTGTTGCAGCAGATGCTTTCTCTTTTTTAGGAGCAGTTTTGATATTACCATCAGTCCAAACTACATTTCCATT